ATGGGAGTTAAAATTAAATTTGATTCAAAAAAATTAGAGAGACAAATTAAAGAACAAAGCCTAAAAATCGCCAAGGAAGATATTATTAAAAATGGAACGGAAGGGACCTGTCCCGAATGTTCGCATGTATTTACAGTTAAACCCGGAGTAAACACATGTCCCGATTGCGGGAATGAATTTACTGTGAAAATCACGTAAATCACTTCACCTTAATTTCTAACGAGTTTATAGTGTTAGCCAAGTCTTCCACCAAAGATTTGGCTTCACTTAATCTCTTTTCTAACAAAGCGGCGTTTTCTATGGAATCCTCTACTCCATTCAGCTCTACTTCCATTTCGATGATTTTTAGCTCTTGATCTTTTTCAAGTAAATCTAAAATGTTTTTTATAGTGTTGTACTTAACGAATAATCTATTCTCTTTTTCATTACCATTTTCTAAAATTGTTTCTAATTTAATAATTGCTTGTTTGATGTTATTCATTTTTCTTCCTCCTCTATTTGTTTTAAAAAAGCCTCTACTTCTAAACCATCCACATCTATTCTTTCTGGATAGCATTCAATAATTAACTTTGGTCGTTTACCGCCTAGTATTTCTAAATGAACACCTGTTACAAATCGTCCTACTTTCCAGTCACCAAGTTGAATGGCATTATATGCAGACCCATCTTCTCTTTGACTAGTTTTGATTGACAAAGTTAACTCTTCGTTACTCATGTTCTAGCCTCCTATTTTCTTTTGCCCAAATCGCCGTTAGTTTTTTCCGATAATCTATTAACTAATGAATTAATTTCTGAATAAAGTTCCGGCAAAATACTTAAATCGCTAAAATCTTCGCCAGTTATACTTAATTCAATGGTGAGTACTGACTCTTTTCTATTTCTCTTAGTTAGGAAAGAGTTTGTAAATGCAATTTTTTTCATTTTCTAGCCTCCTATTTTTGGTTACTCTCCAATCTGCTATAATTAGTTTGATTGGAGGTGATAATATGATTAAAGTTTCGCTAATTGAAGAAGGGAAAGTTCTTCAAAATATGGAACTCTATTATTTACCTAGAAAAGGTGACGTCATTTCAAGTACCAATATAAAAGCACCGCATTACCTAGTTAATGTAGTAGAACATGTAGATGGTCACGAACTGGTAAATTTACATGTCCAGGAATTCGCGAATCAAGTTGTCGCAGGCAATGAGATTAACGGTTTCCGAAATAATCGATGAATCTATTGTTTTAATCCAATATGCATTTTTAATTGTTTCGCTATCTAAGTACACTGCTTGTTTGGTAAGCACAATAACTTTTTGTCCACCTTGATAAGTTACATAACCCTTCCTAACAAGCAGTGTGCCTTCAGTTGTTTCCTCAATTCTTCCAACTACTCGTCCCGCAATTTCTAAAATGTCTCCTACTTTCATTTTCTAGCCTCCTGTTTTTGGTTACTCTCCAATCTGCTATAATTAGTTTGATTGGAGGTGATATTATGAAAACAACAATTGCTAGTTTAAAATGCATACAATGTGAAAATAATTTTCCGTTAAACCTGAATGTAAAGTCATCTCATATTACTTGTCCGTTCTGTCAAACGGAAGTAGCAAACGATCTGATTGAGCAAATATATGTTGCCGCCAACACTGTTGGGGAAGTCAACTATAATTTCAGAAAATATGCAGTTGAATATCAAAAACCTATTTTTGAATTGTCAGTTAAGGAAATGGAAGTAGTTTTACCAATCGATAATGTTTAGCTATATCCTCAATTTGACAGGGTACTAGCTCATACTCATTCTCCAATTCCTCAAGCGCATTCATTACATCATCAAGTTTCTTTTTTCCGATTTGGGATGTAATGAATTGCTCTTTATTTACAATATCTTCTAAACGATTTTTCATTTTCTAGCCTCCTATTCTTGTTAATTTTTAATTAAGATACATTTTGTATCATTAATATCCAAAAAAATATCTGGAAAAATTTCTTCCATATTAGAATTTAAAGCTTTTGAAATTTTCACCGCTGTATTTATACTTGGATCTCTCTCTCCATTCTCAAGCTTTCTTATAGAGATTTCCGCCAACCCCACAGCAATCCCTAACTCCTTTTGAGTCAAGCCAGCTTTATTTCTTTTTTCTTTAAAAGATAATCTCACTTTTAATCACCTCTTTTCGATACATTTTGTATCTGATACATATAATATACATGATACTTTTTGTATCGTCAAGTCTTTTAGATACATTTTGTATATTTTTACTCAAAAAGATACCTTTAGTATCTAATTCATGTTAATATTTTTTTAAAGGCGGTGTGAAAAATGTTTGGCAACAGACTTAAACAATTAAGAAAAAATAATAATAAAACGCAAGAAGATATTTCAAAAATATTAGGAATTTCCAGAGGAGCTTACTCGCATATTGAAAATGGTAGAAATGAGCCAGACATGGAAACGATAGTTAAATTGGCGAATATTTTTGGAGTTTCAACTGATTATTTGCTAGGTAGAAGTAATAACGGTTTTATCGACACAATCGCCGCTCACATCGATTCAAACGCAACAGAAGAGGAAATAAAGGAAATTCTTGCTTATATAGAAGAAAAAAGAAAAGAATATGCTAATGAAGAGGAAATAGACATCACAGATATTGCAGCAAAAAAAGATACTGACGTGGCAAAGTTCGTAGAGGAAAATCCAGATTTTAAAGCAGTTGCTGCACGTGTCATGGATGACGAAGAGGCTGTTAAAGCGGTCAAAACATTTATAGAATATTACGAACAACAAAAAAAGAAGTAACATGTAATTTTTTTACTCTCAAATCACTTGACTTGTAACTTAATTACTTGTTATTGAAGTTAATTATTAACATTGTGTGAAAACGTGATATATTCCACGAAAATTATGTATAATATAAGTGCAACGTTGCAATAAAAACAACGGGGTATAAATACATGAAAAAACTAGATGAACTGAACATGCAACATGATGTAGTGATACTAGAACACGAATTTACTTCTTGTTCATTCACTTTAAAAAAGGAAGTTTTCATAGTTATTGATAGTAGATTAAGTCAAAGCGAAAAGTTAGAAGATGTCGCAAGACTTTTGAATAAAATATAACTATGTAACCAGTTTGCGGCCGCAGATTGGTACATATAAAAAGGGAGATGGAATAATGTATTGTCCGAATTGCGGTCATGCATTAGATAACAGGGAAACTGAATGTCCTGGCTGTTTAGCTCCAATAACTTATCAAACAAGCAACAACGAAAAAGCGCAAAAAGTCGGCGCTTTTATGGAAGAATCTGGTAAATTAATGTCAGGATGTGGTTGTTTAATGACATTGTTGATAACTATTCCTGTCATAGTAATTTTAATAATTATGTTTTTATAAAAAGGAGATAACGGGATGAGTAAGTATAGTTACTTGTTAAAAAAATGGTGGTTTTGGGCTCTTGCTATATTATTTTTAGTTATTTTATTTTACAGCTTTTGGGTAATAATATACTTGGTGGCACTAGCTTCCTTAATATTCGGGATAGTAAAAGTTGTTAAAAATGAAAACAGACGAAAATACACAATAATATTGACTATATCCGCTATATTTCTAATCACCTTTTCACTAATAAGAGTTGTACAGATGTATAACTATGTTATTAATAATCCAGAAGAAACTACAGCAAATGAGCAAAAAAAGAATACTGTCCAAGATGAGCAAACGGAAAAACCCGCTCAAGAAGACGCTGCCGAGGACGAGCAAGCAGAAGAACCTGCTCAAGATGATGTATCTACACCCTCTAAAATTACATCAGATAGTATAGAGTTATTTAATGAGTCAATTGATCGCTTGATTTCTGATTCGAGCGGGGTACTAATAAAAGTGGTTCCATTTGAAAATGAATATGATATGTTAATTGCGTACGTATCTCAAGATTTAAAATATCAAGATGAAGCAACTAAACAAAAAAATGTTGATTATTTAGGAAGCGAAATACAGCAACGTGCTCTAGGTACGCTCTTTGGTGGAGATAACAATCTAAGACCAACGGTTGAGTTCAGATATAAAGATGAGACAAAGATGGCTGGAAGTAGTGCTTTTGATAAAACTAATATGAAGCTCAAAGGAAAATAAAATATAAAGGGAGAATGAAAATGAAAAAAGGGATTGTTTTAGGATTAATTTTATTACTTAGTTTTGTTTTGTATGGATGTGGAGAACCTGAACTAGATATTAGCAAGGATCCCGGAAAAGGATATTATCTACAATACAAAGGAACCACTTCTGATGAGGCAAAGATAACTTTAAAAGATGAAAGCGGAGAAACAAAAAAACTTGATGTAGAGAAAAATAGTTTTACTGCTCTAGTGCCTAGACTAACTTCTAAGGCAATCTACACTGTAATAGCTAAAGATAAAGATAAAGAGACAGAAACTAAGTTAGTAGTTCCTAAACAAAAAAAACTTGTTTCTTATGAAGATTTAAAAGGACAGTTTAATTATATTTATGAAACTGAAGACAAGTTATCTATTTCTCTTCCTGATTCTATAAACAGTAATGAAGAAATAACACCGGGATTTAAAATTATGTCTGATGGTAATAACGTAATGTCAATTTTATTAACATACAGTTCTGAGGATAATATTGGTATCACTGATTATAACGATTTTACCTATTCAACTGCTGCTATTATGATGTCGTTAGATTCGGAAAATAGTTTAGATAAAGTTCTTGATGCTTTAAATAACAGTATGGATAATCAAAAGGAAAATAAAGTCACAGTTAATGATATTACTTATCAATTTTCTACAATTAACGCTGGAACAACAAATATAACAACTTTAGAGATTTTCCCAAACTAAAGAAAGCCTCCGGGCTTTTCTTTTTACCGAAAAAAGAACGTATGTGCGAAAGGAGTGTTATTGATGGCCAACATTGTAAAAACTGAGACTGGCTGGAAATATCGAGTTTCCTATAAAGAAGCTGGAAAGTATAAAGTGAAAAGTAAAAGTGGATTTCCAACAAAAAAACTAGCTTTGTTAGCTGCATCTGAAATGGAGCAAAAGTTGCATCGCGGTGTTGATATAAATGCAGGTGAAGAAAATTTTATCGAGGCTTTTAAAGACTGGTATACAACTTTTCGCAAACAAAAAAAATCAGTAGAAAATGATAAACATTATGATTATGCGATAAAATTCTGTGAAAAATATTTTGCTGGATTAAAGATAAATGATGTAAATAGAACGACATATCAAAAAGCTATTAATGAATTTGCGAAAACACATGCGAAGGAAACTACTAGAAAACGACACGTTTATGTTAGGTCTTTTATTAGAGAAATGGTTTATGAAGGCGTTATTTTACGTGATCCGACAGCTCGTGTTATTATTCCAGACGATGAAACGACGTATAAAGATTTAAAATCTCTATCAGAGGTACAAGTAAAAAAATTAGTAAAAGAATTAAATAATCATTTCAACCCTATCCACTCTTCAATATCAGTTATTTTATTTGCAATAGCTTCTGGAGCAAGATTTTCTGAAATAATTGGATTGACATGGGATTGTATCGATTTTGTGCAAAAAACTATAAAAATAAATAAAACTTGGGACTATAAAAATACAAATGCTTTTAGTAATACAAAAAACTATTCGTCTAATAGAATTATTACTATTGATGATAATACCCTTTCTATGTTAAATAAGATTAAAGTTTATCAATCAGCTGAAAAGTTAAAGGATTCAACATTCAATAAAAACAAATTAGTCTTTATAAACGGCAATTGTTTCCCGCCTTCCAACAACGCTATAAATAAGTCGTTAAAACGTTACTGTAAAAAATTAGGTTTCAATAAAGACATTAGCATTCATGGATTACGTCACACTCACGCTACGCTCCTTTTATATAATGATTGTAATATTAAATATTTGTCTAAAAGATTGGGACATAATACTATAGTAACGACTTTAGAAACCTACTCACATGTAATTGATGAAATGGAACAAAAAGAATCATACAAAATCAGTGAGTTAATGAATAAGATTAATGAAATCTAA